TGCTATGACGCATCAGATACATGGCTAAGGGCTTAGACTGCAAGTGGATCATCCTAGACCACCTTAGTATTGTAGTGTCGGATCAGGATAACGGAGACGAGCGTAAAGCCATCGACAGCATCATGACCAACCTACGCAAGATAGTGCAGGAGACAGGCATTGGCTTGTTCTTAGTGTCACACCTACGCCGACCATCAGGTCAGAAGGCGCACGAGGATGGCGGTAAGATCAGCTTAGGCGAGCTTAGAGGATCAGCAGCTATCGCACAGCTTAGTGATATAGTTATTGGTTTAGAACGTGATCAGCAGCATCCAGATCCAGAAGTACGCAACACGACCTGTGTCAGAGTCTTGAAGAATCGCTTTGTTGGTTTGACGGGGCCTGCTTGTTACCTGTATTATGATAAGGACTCAGGTAGAATGATTGAGACTGCCTGCCCTGTAGCAGAAGATAGTAACGCGGAGTTTTAAATGCGGGAAATAGTATTTGACATTGAGACCAACGGCTTAGACCCTAGCAAGGTGTGGCTAGTGTGGGCCTACGAGAGAGACACTAAAGAGTTTGTTCTGTTCTCAGGCGATACAGTCTCTACCTTTAGCCAGTACATAAAAGATATGGGAGAGTGCAAAGTAATAGGTCACAACATTATTGCATTTGACATACCTGTCTGCGAAAGGTTGTTAGGTACTGACTTTAGTAAGTGTGAAGTAGTAGATACATTAGTAATGTCACGGTTGTCACAGCCCTCAAGAGATGGTGGTCATTCCTTGGAGAGTTGGGGCGAGAAGTTAAACTTTGCCAAGGGTGATTATGATGATTGGGATAATTTTTCTCAAGCTATGGTGGACTATGGTAAGCAAGACGTTGCACTTAATGAACGTGTGTACCAGATACTGCTCAACGAACTTGCTGGTTTTGGAAGCGAATGCCTTGTACTTGAGCATCAGGTACAGGCGATTATATCTCGACAGATTAAAAGAGGCTGGACGCTAGACCAAGAGAAGTCCTTTGTCTTGCTAGCAGAGCTTAAGGAAAAGAAGTACGAGTTAGAAGATAAGGTACATGAAGTATTTAAACCCTTACCTGTGTTTTTAAAACAAGTAACGCCTAAGATTAAGAAAGATGGCACCATGTCAGTAGTGGGCCTTAAGTTCTTAGGAGACAGTTGGGAAACAGTTGGTGGCGAGTTTAGTCGCATTGACTTCCCTATGTTTAACTTAGGTTCACGACAGCAGATAGGTAGACATTTACAGTACTATGGCTGGAAGCCTACAAGTTTGACTGAGACAGGACAGCCCATCGTTGACGAGGCAGTGCTAAGTAAAGTCAAAGGAATACCGGAAGCAGCTTTGATTGGCGAGTACCTGATGATCCAAAAGCGTATCGCGCAGGTACAGAGCTGGTTAGACGCAGTACAGGATGACGGTAGAGTACATGGTTACGTAAATGCTAACGGCGCTGTAACAGGCCGTATGACACACTCAAGCCCAAACATGGGACAAGTACCAGCAGTCTACTCGCCTTACGGCAAAGAGTGTAGAGATGTTTGGACAGTGCCACAGGGTTACAAGCTAGTAGGTATGGATGCTAGCGGGTTAGAGTTACGTATGTTAGCTCATTATATGAACGATGAAGGATATACAAATGAAATACTCAATGGAGACATTCACACGGCAAACCAGTTGGCTGCGGGCCTTGCAACTCGTAGTCAGGCGAAGACTTTCATCTACGCTTTCCTCTATGGAGCAGGAGACGCAAAGATCGGAAGTATCGTTGGAGGAAGTGCGAAGGACGGCAAGCGACTTAAAGAAAAGTTTCTACAAAACACACCAGCTCTTGGACGACTTCGAGAGAGAGTTGGAGTTGCATCTGGAAGAGGCTATGTTCTTGGCTTGGATAGAAGAAGGGTCGCTATACGATCAAGCCACGCGGCACTGAACAGCTTACTACAGTCAGCAGGCGCTATTATAATGAAGAAAGCCTTGTGTTTGCTAGATGAATATGCTATACTATGGGGCTTAGATTATCACATAATAGGTAACATACATGATGAAATCCAAACCGAAGTTAGAGAGAAAGATGCAGAGCGTTTCGGAAGACTTGCCACAAGCTGTGTCGAAGCAGCTGGACTTTTTTACAAACTCAACTGCCCGCTTGCAGGAGACTACAAAGTTGGACAAACATGGGCGGACACTCACTGATATAATACCGAAGGCTGTTGCAGATAAGTATATATTGGAAGAAGGAGAGTGGTGGTACTACAACAAAAATGAAAAAGCCCGAAGGAGGGCTGACAGTCAGCAAGCACGACAAAAAACAAAAATGTGGGTTAATGGTAAATATATTCCTAAATCTCACCCACTACACAAAGCTGGCACATACAAAGGTTTTGAGGAGGCAGCATTTAGCTCATTACAAAACTTTAAAAACAGTCCACAAGGTCAGGTTTACATCATTACCAATCCTGCTTGGGACGGTTGGGTCAAAGTAGGGATGGCAGTAGATGCAAATGATAGAGCAGGTAATTATCAAACAGCTTCACCTTACAGAGATTATGAGTTAGGTTATGTAGTGGAAACAAAGGATCGTAGAGCTACCGAAACAGAGACACACGCTAGACTAGGCGACCTGTTTGAACAACGTAACGAATGGTTCAAGTGTAGTGTAGAGATGGCTAAACGTATCATAGACGGTGTAGTGGAGGAAGAACAGTATGACGAAGCATGTTGAAGATTTAGTCTCTGACATCTACGCCATGATGGAAAGCAAGGATGCTGACCCATCTGTAAACGTAGAGGAAGAGATAGAAAGATTTGGTGAAGGTGTAAAGGCGCTGATGCGCACAGAGTTTGGTCGAGAAAAGCGAGAGGATAACCGCAAGCTACGCTTGTCGAACATTGGCCGCACTGACCGCTACCTTTGGAACCACTACAACGGTACTGACAAGGAAGAGATAGAGCCACACACTTATGTCAAGTTTATGTATGGTCACTTGATTGAAGAGATGTTAATCTTCTTGACACGTATGGCAGGACACACAGTTACCAACGAGCAGAAGGTGTGTAAGGTAAACGGTATTGTAGGTCACATGGATTGCTCAATAGACGGAGTAGTGACAGACGTTAAGTCGGCAAGTAGTTTTGGCTTTAAGAAGTTTAAGGATGGCAGTCTTGTATATGATGACCCGTTCGGTTACATTGATCAGATCAAAGCCTATGCCCACGCTTGTGGAGAGACTAAAGTCGGTTGGTTAGCCATGGATAAAGCCAACGGGCATCTGACTTACCTTAAGTATGACCTTGTAGACAACGCTAGCGAGAAGCTTAAGGAGCCAATAACTGACAGGATAGAGCATATCAAAGCTCTTGTGTTAGGGCCAGAGCCAACAGAGTATTGCCACGAGCCGGTAGCGGACGGCAAGTCAGGTAACATGAAGTTAGCAGTTGGTTGTTCTTATTGTCAGTTTAAAGAACATTGTTATCCAGAGATGAGAGTATTTAGCTACGCCTACGGGCCTAAGTATCTCTGTAAGGTAGTCAACGAACCACGAGTAAGGGAGTTTGTCCTAGATGAAACAGGCTTTTAGGTCAGGGCTAGAGAAGAACTTATCAGAGAAGCTAGACGGGCAGTACTTGTTTGAACCATATGGTCTGCCTTACACTACACACAGGAAGTACCTACCGGACTTCGTACACGAAGACAAGGCAGTGTTGATTGAGTGTAAAGGATTCTTTAGAGTAGGCGACACACAGAAGTATACAGCTATCAGAGACTCAATGCCGGAGTGGGAGTTAGTCTTTGTACTTAGTAATCCACACAAGAAGGTACGGAAGGGCGGTAAGATAACAATGGGTGAGTGGTGTGATAAGCAAGGCTTTAAGCATTATACTATAGACACAGCCAAGGAAATGACCAAGTACATTAAAAGGAAGAAAGTCTAATGGCCTATACATTTGAAGAGTACAGAGAAGCTTTCCTCAGAGACAGTGATGAAGTGCTTATCTTAGAGACACTCAATATAACAAGTGAAGACTTGCTGAACGCTTTTGAAGACCGACTAATTAGGCATAGAGAAGAGGAAGTAGAAGATGAGCATTAATAACGCAACACCAGCAGATTGGGATAGATTACGCAAGCAGCACCCGCCATTAGAAGTACCTAAGCCTACAATAGATGAGTCTCTGATGAAGGTTTATCTTGACGAAGCCCAAGAAGAATTTAACTCTGTGATGAGGGAATCTCAGTGGTATCAACAGCACGAAGCGCGTCTTTGGCAGGAACGGTATAATAGTCGGTGGGGCGATTTTGATGATGAAGGTAAAAAAGAAATGTCGAAGGAAGAGCTAACTTCGTATATATTTGATGATGAAGAGGAAGACGTAGTTAACAACCCAGACCATTACAACACAGGCAACATTGAGTGTATCGAAGCCATCGAAGAGTCTA